CTGCGTCTACCGCTGCGGCAGGTGGCAAGCTAGAGCTAGTGGCTCGTATCTTTGCCGAGACAGGCGTTAAAACCCTGTTCCAAGGCATCCTACAGCTACTTTGTAAGTATCAGGACAAGCCTACTGTCATGCGTCTGCGTGGCAAGTATGTGCCTGTAGACCCTCGTGAGTGGTCGAATCAGTACGATGTAGACATTTCAGTAGGTTTAGGGACAGGCTCGAAAGCCGAGCAGATGACTATGTTGCAGATGGTGCTTGCTAAACAAGAGGCAATCTTGCAACAGTTCGGTCCTAACAACCCATTGGTATCTGTCGGACAGTATCGTGGCACGCTAGGACGGTTTATCGAGGCAGCAGGGTTTACAGACAGCGCAGAGTTCTTTAAGGAGATTACTCCCGAGATTGAGGCGCAACTTGCACAACCTAAGCAACCACAGCCTGACCCAACTACAGCCGCTCTGATTCAGCAATCACAAGCACAGATTCAGATTGCTCAACAGAAAGCACAGGCAGATGTACAGGCAGCACAACAGAAGGCTATGGCTGACATTCAGTTACAGCGTGAGAAAGCAGCCGCAGAGATTCAGTTAATGCGGGAAAAGACAGAGGCACAGATGGCGCTTAAGGCTCGTGAGCTAGAGGCTGAGATTCAGCTAAAAGCCGCAGAGTTAAGCGCTGGCATTGTCACTAGCGCAAATATACGAAGCGTATAAGGAATGAAGCCATCCCTAAAGGTTGAGCATATTGAGGACATAGTGGACGAGTTATTGCCACTAGCTATTAAGCACCATGCGGAAGTAAATGCTTTCTCGGATACTCCGTTAAATATAGATTGGCTTAGGTACTCGGTTGCAAAAAAGTCTTACAGGCTAATTACTTGCCGAGTTGATGGCAAACTTGTCGGATGGATTGGGTTTTTTGTGTACGATCATATGCGTCACAAAGGCTACAGGATAGCAAAAGAGGATTGGTATTACGTTGATCCTGAGTACAGGGGTAACGGCATTGGCAAGGGACTGTTTAAGTACGCAGAGAATGTATTGCGTAATGCCGATGTTAAACGGGTGATGATTAGCTGCAAAGTAGATCACGACCACACGGGCTTAATAGAGTCTTTAGGCTACACGAATTACGAAAAGAATTTCACTAAGGTGATTGCATGAGATATACACACGATTCGATGCTACCAATTGGGGCATTTAGGCAGCGTGGTAGCGTTATTGGTGGACGCTCTATGCGTCTGCATGGTGGTGATGGATATGTGCCTGATTGGGAAGAAGCGCAACGCATGGAGCGTGAGCACGCAGAGCGTTTGGCTTCTCAGGGTTACACTCGTGCGCTAGATGATCTAAACGCACAAAACGCTTTCCAAGCCTCTCAAGCAGCACAGGCTATACAAGAGACACAACAAGCGGCAGCACAGGCTCAGGCTCGTGCAGATACTTTGGTTGGCACTCCTGTATACGAGGCGGCACAGGCGGTAGCTAATGACTTAATGCAGCAAGCTGCTACGCAACAAGTTCAGCAAGCGTATTACCAAAACCCAAGCGCATTTACAGGTGCTACGCAAGCGCCTCGTACAATTAGCACAGAAGGCTTAACGGTTGCTAATCTTGATTGGCGTGGTCAACCTACTTTGTATCTTGATAGTAGCGGGAATGTTAAGGGTGTATATACATCTGCCGGTGTAGTACCTGTAGATTCGCTTAATGTATTGTCAGGCGGTAAACCCGTTACGGCTGATACCTTGGTGCAAGCTACGACAGAGGATGGTCAAAAGCTATATTTGTCAGACCCAAACGACCCAAGCTCACAAACTACACGTAATACAGGTATTCCTGCTATCGGTGGGACTGTTGCACAACAAGCGTTTTTCATGCCAAAGGATAGTAGTGGGTTTGGCACTATTGCCGGTGACTTTGCGGGTATGGCTAAAGACCCTGCATTTTGGAAGTTTCTAGCGTCTGCTGCTGCTATTACGGGCGGTGGATTGGCGCTTAACAGTGCTTTTGGTGTAGGTGGCTTAGGTGCGGCAGGTGGTGCTACAGCTTTCCCTATCGCTGAAGCCGGACTATTGGGAGCTACTGAGCTTGGTGCGGCTGGTGCTGGTGGTATGAGCGCAGCGGAAGCTCTTACGGCTGCTGCAAATGCGGGTGGTTTAGGGGCAGAGTTTGGTGTGCAAGGTGCTCTTGGTGGCTTAGGCGCTGCGGGTGCTGGTGGCATGAGTGCCGCAGAAGCGCTTGCATTAGCCTCGGAAGGCGGTCTAGGTGCTGAGTTCGGCGTACAGGGTGCTCTAGGTGGGTCAGGTGGAGGCTTAGGCTCTTTATTTGCCGGACTTGGTTCAAACTCATTAGTACAAGGTGGCTTAGCTCTAGGTGGTTTAGCAGCGCTTAACGCTTTAGCGCCTAAACAGGGTTCTACAGGTGGCAGTTCAGCACCAACAGGACTTAGCTCAGAGCAATTAAAGGCAATCGTAGCTACCATGCCTAGCGCAATGGGTAACTACCTAAACATGGCAGGAAACCCATACGGCTACGGTGGCGGTACGATTGATAGTGCCAATGCAAACCTAGCTAACCTGTTCCCAGGCTTTAGCTTGCCGACCGCAGGACCGTACTTCGGTGCGGGTAGGTTTGGAGACGCATACGCACCACAAGCATTGCCTACAGCACCAATATCTCCTACAGGGTTGGTATGAACAGATCAGAGCGTGCAGCAAGCCTTTTGAGAGACGAGTTCTTTGTAGAAGAGATTGAAAGGCTTAAACAAATGTACGTCACACAAATTGTTAACTCAAACGCAGAGGACATAGACGGTCGGGAACAAGCCTACCGGAATTACTCCACGATTGAGCAAATTGTTTCTCACTTTCAATCTATAGCGGATGACGCAAAGATTAACGAGAAACGATGGAAGATATTTTAGGAATATGCGCCACATGGTGCAAAACTGCGCTAGACAGTATCTAGCAACATTAGGGTAATCAAATGAGCGAAAACATGACTCCCGCAGAGGGAAATGGGACGCTTTCGGTGGATCAAGCCGCCGGAGCATTTTTAGGGCTAATGGGTGGTGAGGACTCGCAAGAGCAACCAGATACCGCACCTGAATCCGAAGAGATAACTCAGGAAGCACAGTCAGACGAGGAGCAATCCGAATCAGATGGTGAGCAAGTTGAAGACCAAGAGCAAGTAGAAGAGCAACCTCGCTACAAGGTGAAAGCCTCGGGTGAAGAAATAGAGGTCACGCTCGATGACTTAATCAAGGGTTATCAACGAGAGGCAGACTACACTAAGAAAACCCAAACACTCGCAGAACAGCGCAAGCAGGTCGAATCTGAGCGCCAAGTAATCGAGCAAGCAAAGACAGAGAGAGATCAGTACCAAGCTAGGCTTGCACTAATTGAGAACGCATTAAAGTCTCGTGAGCCGCAGGAAAACCTAGAAGCTCTTAAGGAAACCGACCCGATTGGGTATGCAGTAAAGGTAGCCGAACAAACTCAGCGAGAGAGGCAGCTACAAGCTATTCAGCTAGAGCGAGCACGCATTGCCCAACAGCAACAAGCGGAGCAGACTCAAAACTTAAATAGTCATTTAGCTACTGAAGCGCAGAAGTTAGCAGAGGCAATACCTGAATATGCAGACGAGCAAAAGTCCGTACAAGTCAAAAAAGACATACGAGATTATGCTAAAAAGATTGGATGGTCGGACGAAGAGTTGGCTAGTGTGTATGACTCTCGTGCCGTTCTGACTTTGTATCGTGCGATGCAATACGAAAAGCTAATGGGCAACAAGGCTAATGTAACCAAAAAGGTTAACGAAGCCCCTAAGATGCTAAAGCCTGGCGTATCCCGTCAAACGGATGCAAATGCAGATCAGACTAAGAAAGCCCAAAACCAGCTCAAGCGAACCGGAAAAGTCCGAGACGCAGCGAGCGTATTTGAACGATTCATTTAAGGAATTATTATGCCTACATTTACCGCACACAGTGCTATTGGTCAGCGTGAAGACCTAACCGATGTTATCTATAACATCTCCCCAACAGAAACCCCATTGCTGAACACTTTGGCTCGTGCTAAAGCTACAGCCGTGTACCACGAGTGGCAGACAGACAGCCTGTCCGCAGCTACTACTGCTAACGCAGCAGTTGAAGGTGCTGACGCTACTTCGGCAACACTCAGCCCAACAACCCGCCTTGGTAACTACACCCAAATCGTTCAAAAGACGATTCAAGTGTCCGGCACTCTTGAGACTGTTAACAAAGCAGGTCGCAAGTCGGAAAAGGCTTACCAATTGGCTCGTGCATCAAGCGAGTTGAAGCGTGACATCGAAACGATCCTTTGTGCAAACCAAGGTCGTAGCGCAGGTTCGTCAAGCACAGCCCGCACAATGGGTTCGATGTTGTCGTGGCTTGTTTCTAACGTAGACAAAGCCTCTAACGGTGCAAACCCAACAACTATCGGCGTGTCTACACGTTCGGACGGTACTGCTCGCACGTTTACTGAGACTCTTCTCAAGAACGTGATTGCATCCGTTTACTCTTCGGGCGGTTCGCCAAAAGTGTTGATGGTTGGTACGGCAGGTAAGCAGAAAGTGTCGAGCTTTGCAGGTATTGCTGCACAGCGCTACATGGCTCCAGCCGATGCTCCTACTACCATTATCGGCGCTGCTGATGTATATTTGAGCGATTTCGGCTCAGTTTCGGTGGTCCCCTCAAGGTTCATGCGTGCAAGCGATGCTTTCGTGCTTGATCCTGAGTACGCAGCAGTTGCTTACCTACGCCCATTCGCAACAAACGAATTGGCTAAGGCTGGCGATAGCGACAAGACTCAGATTCTTGCTGAGTTGACGCTTGAAATGCGTAACGAAGCAGCTCATGGCTTGGTCGCTGACCTGAACATGGCGCTGTAATCTCAACTTGAGATAGGGGTAGGGCTTCGGCTCTACCCCACCACTAGGATTATGAAAAAACTATTTAATGTTGACACCGAAGTAGGTAGACATACGGTAGCCCACGATGACGGAGATGGTGGACTAATCCTCGAAACCAAACAAGATATTTCAGAAATACTAGAAGCAAACAAGCGGGACTACAACAGCATTACTTCTGTAGACCGTTGGGGTGATTTAACACACATAGCTCGGATACCTTACACGGTCATAGATGATCTGAATAGAAAGGGTATTATGAGAGGGTTCGCAGTTGTTGACGAAGGCGCATTTGCTGCTTTCCTTAACAATCCTGATAACCGATTTTTGCGTGTTCGCCCAGGGAATATATGAAGATAGCTATATGCGTACCATGCCGTGATAGCGTTATGTCGGGCTTTGCCTTTGACCTAGCAAATATGGTTGGTTACACAGCAAGAAATACTGACCACAAGATAACTTTATTACAGATGCCAGGCACGCTAATCTTTACGCAGCGTGAGATGTTGGCAGCCGATGCTCTAGCAGACGGTGCGGAAGCTATCTTATGGATTGACTCAGATATGCGGTTTCCGGCAAATACGCTAGAAGTGATGTTAAGCCGGAAAGTACCTATCTTGGGAGTTAACGCTACGACACGCAGAACACCAATTCTCCCCACAGCATTAAATCTGGAGATGGAGAAAGATACTGCCGTATTACGCAAGGTAGAAAGTAGAGGCAAGCAAGGGATAGAACAGGTAACAGCCGTAGGATTCGGGGTTACGCTTGTTAAATCTCAAGTATTTAGGGAAATCCCTAAGCCTTGGTTTAACATTATCTGGAAGGATGATGGAGACATTATTGGCGAGGATGTACATTTCTGCGTCAAGGCGCTAGATTTCGGGATAGAAACTTATGTCGATCACGACCTAAGCCCGTTAATCAAGCATATAGGCACAAAAGAATACGGATGGGATGACGTAAAACATGGCAATAACAACATACAGCGACCTGCAAACAACAATCGCAAGCTATCTCGCAAGAAGTGACTTAACGGCTCAGATACCGGACTTTATCCGCTTAGCCGAGACACGATTGCGTAGGGACTTGCGTATCCGGCAGATGATGAGCGCAGCCACTACAAGCACTACGGGTGGCGATGCTACCGTAGCGCTTCCTAGCGACTTCCTAGAGGTTCGGGACTTGGTTGTGCAGACTAACCCCGTTAGACCTGTTAACTACATCTCTCCATCCGTATTCTCTCGTAACGCTCGGGTGACAGAATCAGGTGTTCCATTGGATTACACGATTCTAGCTACCGAGTTTAAGTTTGCACCAGTACCGGATACTGCGTACACAATTGAAATTCTTTATTACGCAACACCAGAGTTTTTATCAAACACGAATTCTAGCAATGTATTCTTGGCTAACTGTCCAGACCTATTGCTTTACGCATCATTGGTAGAGGCAGAGCCGTACTTAATGAACGATGCCCGTATTCAGGTATGGGCAGGAATGTACGACCGAGGTGTAGCCTCTCTTAATACATCGGACGAAGCCGCACAATATAGCGGAGTTCCTCTAACAATGACATTAACATCGAGGTAAAAATGGCTGCTTTCTCAAATTACTTAGAAGACGCACTTATCAACGGTACGCTGCGTGCTACATCTTACACAGCACCAACAACGGTATACGTTGGTTTGTTTACCTCCGATCCTACTGACGCAGGTTCGGGTACTGAGGTATCCGGCAACGCATACGCACGACAATCCGCTACATTTGCTGCACCATCGAACGGCGCAAGCTCTACTGACGCAGATGTGCAGTTTCCACAAGCTACAGGCACATGGGGTACGGTTGGTTGGTTTGGTATCTTTGATGCCTTAACTACTGGCAACCTTATGTACCACGGTGCATTAACTGTAAGTAAAACTATTGAAACCGGAGACGTATTTAAGATTGCTTCCGGCAACCTGACAGTTACCTTGGCTTAATATGGCAGATATTTGCGGACCATATACGCTAGAACAGTTAGACCTGTTCGGGGGTAACTTAGATACCCTTGCGTTTTCGCTTGATAGCGCAATATGGACTTCCGTAGACACTTGCATATTTGACGGTGCTGCGAGCGGCTCTGCCTCCGCAAGCGCTACAGTTACCGCAGGAGTGATTAGATCGGGCGCAGCAAGCGTATCGGCTAACGCCACAGCATCTAGTACCGCTATAAGAGTTAGGCTCTCAGAAGCCTTTGTATCGGCTCATGCAAGCGCATCTGCTGACGGATTACGAATCAGGCTGTCGGATGGCAGCATACTGTGTACGGCAACGGTTAGCGCATTAGGTGGTGAAATATACGAAGCAGACGCTAGTGTTGTTGCAAATGCAACAGTTTTTGCATTGCCATACGCAGATTGGTTATCGAGCGCAAATGCTTATGCAGCCGCTAGTGTGGCTTGTATTGCAGAACGCTTAGGCGAAAATTGGACAGACGAGACATTTGGAGCGAACACTTGGACACCCGACCCCACTAGCGATAATGTGTGGACGCAGGATGCACAAGGTTCTGATACATGGACAGCATTGCCCGTAAGCTCTAACACATGGGTTAACGAGGCACAAGGGAATAACTCATGGCAGAAAGTAGGATAAATCTAGGCGAATGGATGCCGGATCAGCCAGGCTTGGCGGGTAACATTACCGAGGCGCTTAATGTTGTGCCTATGGCTATTGGCTATGGTCCATTTTCGTCCGAAGTAGCTTTGTCTGACAGCGCATCTCAAAATTTATTAGCTGTCTTTTCGGGTAAGTTTTCAAATGTAACGACATTGTTTGCTAGTGGTGATACCAAGCTATTTAAGTTTGACGCTAACGACCTTGATATGGACGATGTATCTCGTACCGCTAGTGTTTATACAAGTACCGATATGTGGGACTTTACACAGTTTGGCAAGGTAATTATTGCCGCCAATGGTAAAGACAAACTACAGGCATGGACGCTAGGAACATCTACTAACTTTGCGGATGTTGCCGCTGCTGCACCTACCGCATCTTACGTTACGGTTGTGCGTGACTTTGTGGTGGCTGCTCGTACAGCATCAAACCCTAACCGTGTGTATTGGTCGGATATTAACGATGAGACAGATTGGACTTCTGGTGCAGCGTCTCAATCGGACTATCAAGACATTGCAGACGGTGGGGACATTCAAGGCATTACAGGCGGTGAGTTCGGCTTAATCTTGCTTGAGCGATCAATTGTGCGTATGAGCTATGTTGGCTCGCCTTTGTTCTTTCAGTTTGACACCATCTCACGCAGTTTAGGATGTTACGAGCCTCGATCTGTTGTGCAATACGGCGCTACAACATACTTCCTTGCAGACGATGGTTTTTATATGTGCGATGGGCAGACAATTAAGCCTATCGGTACAGAGCGTGTGGATCGTTTCTTTTTTAACGATGCTAACCCTAGCTTGTTTAGCCAAATGAGTGCGGCTGTAGACCCAATTAACAATTTAGTTATCTGGGGCTATACGGACACATTTAACAAAAAATCCATGCTGATTTATAACTGGCAAACTAACCGCTGGTCGCACGCAGAAACAACCACGACCTACATTGCCACGGCTGCTAGTGCCACAATCACGCTAGAGGGCTTAGACTCATACGGAACAATGGACTCGCTAACAAGTAGCTTGGACTCTCGCTTGTGGTCTGGCGGCAAGATTTTATTGTTTGGCGTAGACGCTGCAAAAATCTATACCTTTACCGGACAGCCTAAAGCAGCGGATATACAAACAGGTGATTTTCAGTCTGGCGCACAATCTATTGTTAAGTTAGCCCGACCACAAGTTGATAACGGTTCGGCAGGTGTTGCTGTGTTTTCACGCAACAGGTTAGATACAGAAGTTATCTTTGGCGCTACGACCGCTGCCAGCGATGAGAACAGGGTTTCTTTGCGATCTGTTGGTCGATACCATAGGCTTAAGATTGTGCCTACTGGAGACCAATGGAGGCATTTGGTGGCAATTGATGTAGACGCTACTCCGGTAGGTGCAAGATGATGTTTCGTAGATTACCTCCACAGGGAGGTGACGCTCGTGCTATTGCCGAAGTTGTCAATAACATGATGGACGGTAAGACCAATAATACAGGTCTGGTTACATTAGCTACGGGCAGTGCTACAACTACTACCATCTACAACGAGCGTATAAGCCCTGACAGCGTAATTATTGTTATCCCCTCATCTGATGCTGCGGAAGCAGATTCAGCGCCATACGGCTCGTTTCAGAGCCTTGTAGACCAAACGGCTGCGGCGGCTGATACAGCATACGCAATAACCTACGATACGACAGACTTTTCTAACGGTGTAAGCGTAGCTAGTAGCTCTAGGATTACGGTTAAAAACTACGGTATTTACAACTTCCAAACAAGTATTCAGTTTACTAATACAGACTCACAGGAACACGCTGTTTCTGTTTGGTTTAGAAAGAATGGCTCAGATATTATAAATAGCAATACGCAATTAAGTATTATTGCTAGACACGGATCAATAGACGGAAGTATTGTATTTGCCGTTAACTTTTACTTTGAATTGCAAGCAAATGATTATATTGAGATGATGTGGTCTACCACTAGCACAGATATAAAACTTGATTATTTGGCAGCACAAACAACGCCTACAAGACCTGCTACACCATCTGTTATAGCAACAATGCAATATGTCGCTCCGTTATCGTACTCAAATGTTTACATTTCAGCACAAACGAGTGGAAGTGCAACGCTCTCTCACTTTGCCAATACTACGGCAGATAAAACCTACAAATATGTGGTTATCGGATGAGATATGAATATGTCACGCAGTCCACGATCAAACAGCATTGGGACTTTATTAAGTTTGGACTCAACAAAATCCTACGGAAATCGCCGGAGTGCTGGATACCAGAAGATGTATATGCCAAAGCGATATATCAGCAAGCGCATATATGGCTGGTTCAATCAGAAAATGGCAATAGCGATGGGTTTTTCATCCTTGAACCAAATGGAGATACTTGCCATGTTTGGTGCGCTTGGGCTGTTGAAAGTGATTTATTGGTAGACGGTGTTGAGCAGATAGAAAAGATTGCAAGAGAAATGGGGGCGAGGCGTGTCACTTTTGATACAAACCGAGCCGGATGGTCAAGGGTCGCAACTAAATTAGGATTTATACCCCGTACATGGGTTAAGGAGTTGAAATGAGTGGTTCAAGCACACCTAGCACACAGGTAGTTACGCAGCAGATTGATCCTGCTATGCAGCCGTACATTAGCTACGGTCTACAAGAGGCGCAGAAGCTATACCAAAACCCTAGCGTGCCAGGGTATTACCCAGGTCAGGGCTATGTATCGCCTACCGAGTCTACACAACAGGCTCTACAGTTTGGCGCTAATCGTGCCGTACAGGGAAACCCGTTACTGCCTCAAGCGCAGCAGACTGTTAGCGGTATGCAGAATACATTTAACCCTGCCATTCAACAAATGCAAGGTACGGCAAGCGGTCAATACCTATCGGGTAATCCATTCTTTAGCGGTGCGTTCGATGCTGCATCTCGTGCTGCGGGTACTTCTTTTCAAGACCAAATGCAACAAGTAGCATCCAACACAAGCCGAGCAGGTCGTTACGGCTCAGGCGCAATGGGTCAGCTACAGGATCGTGCGGCAGGTACATTTGCTAGTGCATTGACAGATACGGCAGGTAAACTAGCCTATCAGAATTACGATGCCGAACGAGCACGCCAAGAGGCTGCAATGGGCAATATTGGTAACTTATATGGCGCTGATTACGCTCGCCAATTACAAGCAGCACAGATGTCTCCTGCACTTGCACAAGCTGACTATCAAGACATTAGCCAACTGTACCAAGTTGGTCAGGCTCAAGAAAGCTATCAGCAAGCAGCCCTTGCAGACGCTATGCAGCGTTATAACTTCCAACAAAACCTACCCGCAGCCAAGTTGCAGAGCTTCCTATCGGCGGCTTATGGCGCTCCTATGGGTCAGCAAACCACACAGCCTATCTATCGCAACCAAGGTGCAAACGTGCTTGGTGGTGCGGCATTAGGTAGCGCATTGGGTGGCGGTCCACTAGGCGCAGGTATTGGCGCAGGTGCAGGATTACTTGGACTCTTGGGGTAAATTATGTCAGGAATGTTTAACCCAGAAGGCACGCTAGATACATCTAAACTTGAGAATATGACTCAGGAAGATGTAATGAAAATGATAGCAGCGCAGCGAGCACAACAGACTCAAAGCGGAATAATGCAACAGGCTATGCAGATGCAAAACCAAAAGATGCAAGGTCAAGCACCTGCGCCACAAATTAGGCGTGGTCAAGCACCGCAGATTATGTCTCCGTATGAGGAGCTTATGAAACTACAGCAGATGCAAGCAATGCGTCAGCGCCCACAATCTTTACTCTGAGGTAGACATGGCAGATTTTATTAGCGGATTACTTGGGCTTGGATCAGACCAAGACCCTATGGAGCGAGCAAAGCAAGCCGGATTACTAGGGTTTGGCGCAACAGCGTTACAAGCTGGCGCTCCATCTCTTACGCCTACATCCTTGGGTAGTATTCTCGGTCAAAGCGTGATGGCGGGTCAGCAATCCTCGCAACAGGCTCTACAGCAAGCACGCCAACAAGCTATCCAACAGGAAATGATGGGTACGATGGGCGGCATGGGTGGTGGTGCGGGTGGGGATGTTGCGGCGCAGATTGCTAAGCTGCAAAAGATGGCATTGCTTGACCCTAAAAATCAAGCGGCTTATCTTAAGATTGCTGAGCAATTACAGGGTAAGACTGCTGCGTTTACGGGTGAAACTGCTAACGCAGCGCTTAACTTGTTTGGTACGGCAGATGTGTCTAAGTTAAATCCTGAGCAAAGACAGCAAGCTGTTGAAGCTGCTGACGCTGCAAGGATTCGTGCTGGTAATGCCGCTGCGCCACGCATGACTGTTAACACTAGCGATCCTACGGCTGTTGCTCGTGAGATGCGAGGCATTGTTAATGACTTTGACCAAAAAACGGAAAAGCCTAGAGAAGTTATTAGCCAATATCAGCGTATGGTCAATGCTGTTGAAAACCCATCGGCGGCAGGTGATATTGCATTGGTGTTTAGCTTTTACAAGACTATTGACCCAATTTCTGCGGTTAGAGAGGGTGAATATGACAAGGTTCTTGCCTCATCTTCTGTTCCTGACAGAATTAAGAATTACATTAGAAAAGTACAAACCGGAGAAGTGTTAGCTCCAAGTATGCGTGAAGACTTGCTTAATACAGCAAGACAAAACGTAAACGCTGTTGTTCCACAATTGCAAAACTTAACAGCAAACTATCGCTCCTTTGTTTCTTCTATTGGCGGTGATCCTGATAAAGTAATTCGAGACCCGTTAAGTGGTTTAAATTTAGGAGGTAGCGCACCCCCTGCCAGAGCAACAAGCACACCTCCTGCCGCTCCACCATCCGGTGCGCCAAGAACAAATCCACCTAGACGTTGGAATCCACAAACGGGAGCGTTTGAATAATGGAAGACGATATTATTATTGATGTGCCTGGGTATGGTGAGGTAGCTTTCCCCAAAGGTACTTCGGATGCTGAAATGATTAAGGCTTTAAAAAGCCTTACAGCCAAGCCTCCTGAAACACCACAGGCTGCACCACAAGCCGCTCCTGCACTACAAGCACCACAAGCCGCACCCGTAGCACGCACGCCTGTAGCAGTCGCACCAAAGCCTGTAGCGGAAGCTCCACAAGTAGTACAGACAACTCCTCCGCCTACTTTGTTTGCTCCACGAAAGAGCGCAGAGCAAGTTAGGCAGGATAAATTAGGATATATAGAATCTCCTGAAATGGGTGCAAGTCCATCTGCTGCCTTGGTTGCTGGCACGCAGACACAAAAAACACAGGCTATTACGGAGTTTGCAAAGGCTCGTGGTATTCCTGAAAGCCGCTATCGTGTTGTAAACGGTAATATTGTTTACCAAGCGGATGATGGCAAGTATTACGCAGAAGTCCCAGGCTTGTTTAAAAAGCCTATGACATCGTTAGCGTATAACGCACCAGATGTGGCAGAAGCAATCCCTAGCGTTATTGCAGGTTTGTCTACTGTTCCTATGCTAATGACGGGCGTGCCTGGTGCTTTAGGTAGCGCAGCAATTACAGGCGGCGTATCGTCTTTAGCTAACGCAGCTCGACAAGGTGTTGCGGGACTATTGGCGGGTGAAGAGCGTCCATTGGATATTCCACAGGTCGCTACTAGCGGGTTATTGGATGCTGCTACGCAAATGATTCCGGCAGGTAGGTTAGCTATGTACAACCGTAGAGTTGCTACAGACATTAACAAACTTGATCCTCAAGCAACACAAGATTTGGCTGTATTGGCAGAAAAGATGGGGATTACACTTACCCCTGCTGAAATGACAAACCTTAGCTCGCTTAAGGCACAGCAAAAGATTTTAGGCAATATTCCCGAAAGTGGTGACACTTTAGCTAAGTTTTACGAGAAGCGTTATACGCAACAGATTCAACCTGCGGTAGATGATTTCTTGACAACTATCAGTAAAGTAGATGACCCAATGACTGCCGGATTTAGTGGGCAGAAAGCGCTACAAGATCAATTAAAAAACCTTGAGTTAATTCGTGAAAAAGAAACCGAGCCGTTATATACAGCCGCTTTCGCATCGTCCGTTCCTGTTGATATTAAGCCCGTTGTTGCACAATTAGACAATATGCTTAATATTGCTAAGGGTGACGAGAAGCGTGCGCTTGAGCGTATTAAATCTAACCTATATCGGGAAAAGACAACGCTTGATGCTAACGGCAATGAGGTAGTTAGCAAGGTTCTAGAGGATCGTTTACCTGCGCTACAAAGGGTTAAGTTTGATATTGACGGTATGTTAAGAGGTGATGCTGCCGGATCAATGGATAAAGTAATATTGGGTGATCTTGGCAAGATTAAAGATGATCTATTGGCACGCATGGGTAAAGACAATCCTGCTTACTTGGATGCTAATGCAGCGTTTGAGATTGCTTCAGCGCCTATTAACGAGTTTACAAAAAGACGTACAGGTACATCCCTCGTAAACATCGGTCAAGACAATCTAGACCAATTTGCTACAAAAGTGTTTGATGGATCGCCACAGACTGTAGGCTACGTTAAAAAGCAGATACAAGAATCCAACCCTGAAGCATGGAACGAGGTAACTCGTGCGTACTTACAGCAAAGGTGGGAAAAAGCAATGTCGGTTACACCAGGGTCTAAGGATTTACCAATAGACGCAGGTGCGGCATGGCGCAATATGTTGTTAGGTGATCTTAAAACTCAGCGTAAATTACAGGAAGCATTGCCTCCTGAGCAATTTGCTGCGCTTAAAGACCTGACAACGGTTCTAGAGGCTGCGGGTAAGGTCAAGAAGATTGGTTCTGACACGGCTTATAATCAAAAGATTATTGCTAACCTAGAAAACAAAGCCCCTGGCGTATTTGCTGAAATGGGCAGACTTGCAGGTGGCGCAATTAGTCCGCAGCGATGGGGTCAGTTCATTAGCGATTGGGCTGGAGAGCGTGCATTTGCTAAAAATGCAGACACTTTGGCGAACATTATTACCGAACCAATGGGCATACTAAAGTTACGGGAGTTGCGTAAAATGTCTCCCACGAGCCTAGAGTTTTGGTCTGGTATGTCTCAATTAGCCGTAGATTACTCTAAGTCTGAGATACAGGACTTTTTTGGTAATTACGGAACAGTTAAACAGTAATAAGGAATAAATATGCCACGCACAAAAATCTCTGAGTTCAGCGCAACACCAGGCGATAACACCGACATTGACGGTATCGACATTGCAGAAGGCTGCGCTCCATCCGGTATTAACAATGCTATCCGTGAGCTTATGGCTCAACTTAAGGATATGCAAACAGGCGCATCGGGCGATACCTTTACGCTTACTACCGTTAACTCTACTACTGTAGATACCACAAACCTAGAGGCTACTAACCTCAAGGCTAAAGACGGTACGGCTGCGGGTTCTATTGCAGACTCCACAGGTGTCGTAACACTAGGCTCGTCCGTACTTACCACGACAGATATTAACGGCGGTACTGTAGACGGTACTACTATCGGCGCTACAACCCCATCTACTGTAGTAGCTACGCAAGTAGACATTACAGCCCAAGGTGATCTACGCCTACAGGACACAACAGGAGGGCAGTATGTAGCCCTACAAGCACCCGGCACGATTGCTAGTAGCTACACCCTTACCTTACCCGTAGATGACGGTACAAGCGGTCAGGCGTTGATTACAGACGGTTCAGGCGTGTTGTCTTGGTCTACTGCTGCATCTGGCGATGTGTACGGTCCTGCATCGGCTACGGATAACGCTGTCGCTCGCTACGATGGCACAACAGGCAAGATTATCCAAAACTCAGCCGTAACCATTGCTGACGATGGTGCGACTGTAATTGCGGTTAATAGTGCGTCTGACGGTCTGCGAATTACTCAGATTGGCGCAGGTAACGCTCTAGTTGTTGAGGATAGTGCTAATCCTGATGCTACGCCGTTTGTGATTGATGCGAGTGGAACAACAACTATTGGTGGAAACCCACCAAGCGCAGGAAAACTAGGAGTCGTTAGTGCGTCTGGCGGAATTGCTATTGCAGTATCTGACAACGTTAATTCTTCCG